GTGCCATGCCTAGGTAGTGGGCTAAGTGTGCGTAATCACATGGGAGGGCCCCCGAGACGCTACTTAGTGGGTGGTAGTTTTATCCACCACTGTGGTGGTAAAAAGCTCCACCACTGAACAAGGTATGGCAACGTAGTGTAGTGTCGTGACCCTGTACCGCTGACCGCGACTCTGGACCGCCGCTAAGTGTGCGAGATTACAGACTAAGTACAGACTACAGTACAGAGTACAGACTTTTGGAGACACACCCGCTCGCCGTCTCGTGTAGGAGCGCTCCAACCCGCCAAAAGTCTGGCAGTCTGGACAGTTGGGGCCTAAGAGCGCGTAACCGCTCGGCTTTTACCGCGGACGAAGTCACGGACGGGTGTCGAGACTGGACCTGAAGTCTGGACAGGTACGCCCACCCCCTCTCCCGCCTGCAGTCACTCACGCGTGCGTTACGAAAGTCGTGCCGTTGGGGGCTCCAGCCCCCATCCCACACTTGCGCACACCGTGCCACGATTCGAGGCATTCGTGCTACGCGGTTCGGACCGTCACTCACGCATGAGGCACGCTAGCCATACGCTACGCTACGCTACGCTACGCTACGCTACGTGACGCTACGTGACGCTACGTGACGCTACGTGACGCTACGTTGCCATACACTACCCCTCCCGGGGGGTGGCCCGCGCGCTCGCGGCCGGTGCCGGCGGCCGGGTAGCCCCCGTGATATTTTTTTCTGGCCCATAGGGCCGGCCGGGGCTAGGTTCTGGGCTGGAGGGACGCGGCGATGTCCATGACGGTTCACCCGGGCACTGGGGTACGGCTTGACGCGGAGGGGCGCGCGGACTTCATCCGCGACGCGATGGAGGGCGGCACCTGGACGCGCTCTGCCGAGCTCAAGATGATGCGCGAGTGGAACGTGACCGCGGCCCAGATGGTCCAGTCCGTCCGCAAGGCGCGCGGGCTCATCGAGGAGGCGCTCCCGGGGGTCACTGACCTGCGCACGGAGATGATTCTCCGCCTCCGGCGCATCATCGCCTCCGGCGAGGACCGCGACGCTATCAAGGCCTCGGCCGAGGTGGCACGGCTCACGGGCGCCGCGGCGCCGGAGATGGACCTGAAGCAGCACCTGGCGGCGATGAGCGTCGACGAGCGCCGGGCCTACCTGACGCGCCTGAAGGCGACCGTCGAGAAGGCCCTCGAGGCGCTCCCGTGAGCGAGCAGCACCCCGTCGCCTGGCAGCGCGCCACTGAGGGCGACATGAACTTCATCCGCCGGGCGTGGATGCAGGACGTACGCGACGCGGCGGATATCCGCCTGCGCATCCGCGACGCCGTGCTTGCCTCGGCGCGCGTCTACGTGGCGCGGCCCGCCGGCGTCCCAGAGGACACCGTCGCGGCGTTCCTCGTTCAGAGCGGCGGCCTCGTGCACTGGTACGGGGTGAAGCGCGCGTGGCGCGGGCTCCAGCTCACGCACGACATCTTGCTCCAGGCGACACACATCGCCGGCGGCGAGCCGCTGCGCTTCGCCCGCTACGCGACGCAGGAGCAGAAGCGGTTTCTCGAGGAGCGCGGCTGGGTGTACGCGCCGAGGATGGAGGTTCTCCTTGCGAGTTAAATGGGCATCTTTTTCGACCGGGCAGCCCTTCCGGGGCAACACGCGCATGAGCCTCGCGGAGGCGGACGGGGTGGAGCTCGACGCGCAGGACATGTTTCTGGTCGTGCGCGACCCGCAGGACAGCGACCCGGACCCGCTCATCATCCCGTGGCACAACGTGAAGCACGCGAAGGTGGCGACGTGAGCTCCTCCTCCTCGCGCCGGCCCATCGTCGCCGACGTCCAGGGGCTCGTCCGCCGGGCCATCGAGGACGGCAAGGCGTACCAGCAGCGGCTGGGCGTGGCGCCGAACATCATCGTGAAGCGCCACCACGACCACCTGTCGACCCTCTTTTCGGGACAGGAGGCCTCGTACTCTGGCTGGCCCATGTGCTTGCGCTGCAAGCACATCGTCGAGGGGTACGGCGTCGGCGACCAGAACAGCAAAGAGGTCGAGGTGTACGCGGAGTGCCACGGCCAGAAGGTCGGGCACTGGATCCGCAAGCCCTACCCGGACGTGATGGAGACCGAGCCGGGGTGGCTCAACGAGGTCACGCGGCTCCTGACCTTCTTCAAGCCGGTGCTCTCGTGAGGGGGCGCGTGCTCGGCGAGAGCCGGGTGCCGTGAAGGTCCGAGGGCTCGCCGCGCTCGAGGAGGGCATCGCGTCCCTTCTGCCGCCGCGCGAGGGCCGCTCGTACTGGCCGCACCAGCCCTACCCGAAGCAGGAGGAGTTCCTCGCGCTCGACGCGCCGGAGGCGCTCTACGGCGGCGCCGCGGGCGGAGGGAAGAGCGACGCGTTGCTCATGGGCGCGCTCGAGCACGTTCACGTGCCCGGCTACGCCGGCCTGCTCCTCCGGCGCACGTTCAAGGACCTGAACCTGCCCGGCGCCATCATGGACCGCGCGAAGACGTGGCTCGCGGGCAGCCCCGCCTCGTGGGACGACGACGCGAAGACGTTCACCTTCCCCGGTGGCGGGCGCCTGACCTTCGGGTATCTCCAGACGGACAAGGACCGGTTTCGCTACCAGAGCGCGGAGTTCCAGTACGTGGGCTTCGACGAGCTCACGCAGTTTCCCGAGCGGTGGTACACCTACCTTTCCAGCCGCATGAGGCGGCCCGCCACGGGCCCGCTCTCCCGCGTGCCGCTGCGCCTGCGCGGGGCGTCGAACCCGGGCGGCATCGGCCACGAGTGGGTGCGCCGGCGCTTCGTCGACGGCGAGCTCCCCTTCGTGCCGGCGCTGCTGAGCGACAACCCCTCGGTCGACGCCGAGGCGTACCTCAAGAACCTCTCGGTGCTCGACGCGCACACGGCGCGGCAGCTCCGCGACGGCGTGTGGGCGACCGACTCGAGCGGGCTCGTCTTCAAGCTGGCGCCGCACAACCTGGTGAGCGAGCCGCCGCAGCTCGACCGGTACGTGCTCGGGGTAGATTTCGGCTACTCGGACGCGTGCGCGTTCGTGGAGTGGGGGTGGAGCGAGCGCGTGCGGCGCGCGTACGTCACGCGGGTGCACCGGCAGGAGGGCATGACGCCCTCGGACGCGGCGGAGTTCGTGCGGGGGTGGATGTCGCAGCGGAGCTACGATCGCATCGTGGCGGACGTCGGCGGCCTCGGGAAGGGTTACGCTGAGGAGGGCCGCCGGCGCTTTCAGATCCCCTACGAGCCGGCGCAGAAAGGCGACAAGCGTGGGTACATCAGCCTCTTCAACGGGGCCATGGAGCGAGGCGAGATTCAGGTGTTCCCTGGTTGCGATGCTCTGCTCACTGAGTGGGCAGAGCTTCCGTGGAACGATGATCGCAGCGACTACGCGAACGGATTTCTGGACCATCTTTCAGACGCCGCTCTGTACGGGTGGCGGGAGACGGCGGGCTGGCTGGTGGCGCTCCCCGCCGAGGCGCCGATTGAGACGCAGGCAGCAGCGCTAGCGCGAGAAGAGGCCGAGGTAGAGGCGCGCATCACGCGCTCGTGGTCGCGGAGAGGAGGGCGAAACTCATGGGCGAAGAAGATGCTGGCCTGAGGCGCCGGGTCGCGCTCATGCGCGAGCTCGGGGTGCTGGAGTACGCGGGCATCCGGCTCGACCCTGCCTTCCGGCTCGCTCCGCCGGACCCGGAGGAGACTCGCGCGGCGACGCCTGCCGAGGTACATTCGGAGTACTGGCGCCGGCTTACGCGCTCTTCAGGCGCGCCGCCCCCTGCGTGCTCGAAGTTCTGCGCATGTGGGGCAAAGCGAGGGAGCGATGTCTGACGCCTGGGCAGAGAAGAGCGACGAGGAGGCCGGCACCCGCGTTGCCGCGCTGGTGACGAAGCTGCGCACCGACCAGGAGTGGCGCTACCAGCAGCGCCTGGTTTACGCGAGCCTCTACGGGGGCGAGATGCTGCGCGGCTTCCAGCCCGGAGCGAACGTCTTCGAGGGCCCGCCGAACACGCTGAGCCTGAACGTGGTGCGGACGATGATCGACGCCGCCACGGCGCGCATCGCAGCGCGGAATCCGCCGAAGCCGACGTTCACGACGCGGGGCGGAGACCACGCGGCGCAGATGCAGGCGATGGAGATGGACAAGGGGCTCGAGGGCGTCTTCCACATCGAGAAGGCTCGGGCGAAGTTCATCCGCACGTTCAAGAGCGCGCTCATCTTCGGCGACAGCGCCATCTGCTGCGAGCCGTGGGACGGCATGCCGAAGCTCACGCGCACCCTTCCTGGCGAGCTCTTGGTGGACGAGCGCGAGTGCCTGGACGGGAGCCCGCCGCGCATCTACCGGCGGCGGTACTACGACCGGCAGGTGCTGGCGAGCCAGTTTCCACGGCACAAGGCCATCATCCTGGCGGCAAAGTTCGAGGACGACGGCTTGCGCGAGTGGGGCTACGACCCGGCGGAGGACCAGCTGCTGGTCACGGAGGCCTGGAGCCTGCCGACGACGCGCGGGGGCAAAGACGGGCGCTACATGGCGCTCCTTGGGAGCGACCCGCTCGAGAGCTTCCGGTGGGAGCGTATGCGCTTCCCCTTCGCCCGCTTCGTGTGGGAGGAGCCGGAGACGGGGTACTACGGGACGGGGCTCGCGCACGACCTCATGGGGCTGCAGCTCGACATCAACGACCTGCTCGACCGCATCAACGACGCGCAGAAGTACGTCGCGGGGTTCTGGGCAGTGGACCGGGCGAGCGGCGTCGAGGCGGCGCACATGACGGACGAGCGCGACCGCATCGTGAAGTTCACCGGCACGCCGCCGGTGTACATCACGCCGAACGCCATCCCGCAGCAGATGTACGACCACCTCTGGCAGCTCTGGGCGAAGGCCTTCGAGGTGACGGGGCTCTCCCAGCTTGCGGCGACCTCTCAGAAGCCGGCGGGGCTCTCTTCCGGCGCGGCGCTGCGGGCGTACCGGGACGACCAGAGCGAGCGGTTCATCCACAAGAGCATGGCGTACGAGGACTTCGTCTGCGACGCCGGGCGGCTGACGGTGGACGTGCTGAGCGACCTCGCTCAGGCGGGCGAGGTGGTCATTCGGAGCGTGTCGAAGAACGCGCTCTCGTTCGTCGACTGGAAGAAGGCCTCGCTCGGCGAGGAGGACTTCGAGTTTCAGGTGCTCCCCTCTTCCGGCATCCCGAACACGCCGGCGGCGCTCATCGAGTTCGCCGAAGACCTGGCGAAGATGCAGATTTTCGAGCCGCGCCAGGTGGCGGGCATCCTCGGCAAGGGCATCCCCGACATCGAGAGCCTGGTCATGAAGGCGAACGCGAACGAGGAGCTCACGGTGAAGATGCTGGCCAAAATCGCCGACACGGGCGAGATGGAGCCGCCGGAGCCGGAGATGAAGCTCGCCGAGGCCATCACGGTGGCCCAGAACGAGTACCTCGACTATCGCCGGCGGGGCATCGACCCGCAGAAGCTCGACCTCATGCAGCGCTGGATCGCCCAGGCCATCATGATGGACCAGCGCAAGAA